ACCAGTAGTATTCTCGTTCTTCAGGGCTTCTCTGAAGAGGATACCAATCCTATCTTCCTCGAACTCTTTATCAGGTACAGCGGCTTTAACAGGGATTCTTGAGAGTCTTACGATGTCTTCGTAGTCTTCTTCTTTGAAGTACCGAATACTAATATCTTTGATTTGATCCACTTACAATTTCCCACCCAATAAGATAGAAGTCCTTGCCAGCCACAGACTCAAAGCGCATACGCATTACTCTGCCTTTACCTCTGATTTTAGTCCTAGCAACAATTGTATCATAAGGATAGGTAAATGTCAAATTATTAGGATCAACCGTAGGATAATTCATAATACGATAGACTTCACTAGGATTACTCCACCTAGAACTATCCCCTGACAAATCCCACTTTGTTGTCAACAAACAACCTGAGGGATAATCAGCTTCATATCCACCGCCTGAGACAACAAAGTTCTGTTCAGTTCTCTTAAAGTAGGTAGTAATGTACGGAGCATTCTTCTTCAGGGTAGCAGATCCCATAAAGTCATACCCTGTCTCTGCATAGGAAGAGTAATCGGCAGAACCCCAATCAAGGAAGTCTCTGCTAATAAACTCTGCAAAGGTAATCTTACCAGATGCAGTCCTGACAATAAACTTTGCTTCTGTCAAAGCAGAACCTGAAGATGTAATTGTCTGGATAACATTGTCTGAAGCTGCTGTAATAATATTATCAGCGTTAGCAAGGACATCAAAGTTTACCGGAGAAGATCCAAGACCAGAGAGAAAGAAAGCATCAAGAAGATATGGAGATGTCCCTGTTGTATCCTTGACTTCCCAAGGAATATAAGCTTGCAGCGTCATATCCAAGATAAGGATCTTATTTTTCTTATGGTCTACTGTCTCATCTTCAGCAGAGTACATCCAATAGATCCGATTATTCAACCTATCAAAGACTGAAGAGGCAGCTTCTTTCTTAGCGTTAGAGATACTATCATAGAATGTCTTAATGCTCTCTGAAATAGTATTCACAGCAGGGGTATTATTCTCATTTGTAATAGCAAAAATACCAGAGACACCCCAGTAAATCGGAGTACCAGAGACATCAACCAGCGACTTTCTATTCAGGATACCAAAGTTAGATACTCTGCTGACATAGTATTGAGTAGCCTTAAAAACCTGATCAACACCACCGATAACCCATACGCCATTATTAGCAAGGACATAGAGGACAGAACCAGCAGAGTACAAAGCTTTAATGCCAGAAGCATCAGGAATAACAATGTATCCACCATCAGAGTCAACAAGACCAGCAGTATCCAATGTAGTAGGATTTGCCTCTTGATAACATTTACCTAAAGTATTTTTAGATGTGATTACCTGTGAAAAGAAAATTTTTCCTCCATTAGTTTTGGAGTCAATACCAGCGTACCATATACGCCCTGCATAAGATACAGTTGTACTAAATCTTTCAGGTTCTGTAATTACCGTTAGATTAGTAATTGTAACGGTAGAGTCTGTATTAGAAACAGCAGTAGATCTATCTTGATTGAAGAAATCAAGAATAAAATAACCGTTAGGTGCTAGAGTTTTACCCGCAGAAAAAGAAAGATAGTAATCCTTTTTTAGAGTTGACGCACCAAAAGAAATTACCCAAGATTTATTTCTAGAAGGATAATCAGTTCTATCCCAACCACTTCCAGATCTATACATAGAGTAGGGTGTATTAAAAGCAGTACCTCCGTCGGAAGCCTTAAAAACACCGGGTTCCCACCAACCTTGATTTGCAATATCGTAAAGGTAGTTATTAGTAATAGAAGTAGGTCTTTTTTCAGTATCAATATCCCACTGAGTCTCATAGACAAGGCCAGTAGCATTTGTTTGAGCAAGAGTTGCTCCTGTCAAGCTATAAGTAAATCTTGAACCAGTTGGAACTGAAGCAACCGTAAAAGTTCCGTTAAACTGTCCAAGAGAACAAGAGACTCTAATACTATCACCAACAGAAAGGCGGTGAGTATTAACAGTATTGATCGTTACGACATTGCTTGCTCTTGCAATATTGAGAATATTCGAAGACATACCAAGATATTCAAAGTCTCTGATCTTGATAGTGACAAGTTCTACGGAGATAGAATCAGAAGAAGCAAAGTACTCAACTACAATAGGATTAATAGCCGCAGAAACAATTACAAGATAACCTGTAATCGAAGACACACTAATCGGTGTCTCTGAGACACTGTAACTGTTACCAACAGAATACGTACTAAGGTTAATGCTAAACGACTTTTCCGAAGCAGAGACTGTACTCGCACTCTTATCATAGAAGTAAACCATATTGTTTACCTGAAGGACAAGGAACTCTGTACCACCAAGACCCGACACATTCTGCCAGTTTTCTTTATGAATAAAGTCACCAGAAGCTACAGAAAAAGAACTATCTTGGTAGTTAGTCTCATAGGCAAGACCCCTACGTCTCTGCCTAGCACCGTTCTTCAGGAGATCACAATTAAGTTCATCCGAAGAAGCACCTTCAGGAAACGTCATCACTGTTGCTTCAGTGATAAGGCCCTTATTAAAAGTATTTACAGGCTTTAACTCAACTTGCTGTGGCAACCTTTACTTCCTTTTTCTTAAGGGGAGGCGCTTTTTCTTCACCAAACATCCTATCCCACTTAGCATGTTTGGTTTCCTTAGTATGCTCAAGGAAAAACTTAAGAGCCTTTAGAGCAATCTTTCTTGAGGTGAAGGTCCCTGACAACTCTTCAGCAACTTCACCACCGTTGTCCTGACGAATCTTAAACATACCAAAGCCATCTTCTGGTTTATAAATGATGTACTTTGCTTTTCTCTTAGATGAAGTGATACTCATCAAAGTACCTTCAGGATTCTCTTCAACAATAATATCGTTAACGTCTTCTTCCATAATCATTAAGAACTCTCTTTTCTCCGGTCTTGGATCTGTTGTTTCTCTGGAAGTATCTGTGCTTCCGTGCAAACTGTTCTACTTTAGGATCAGCCCCGCCCTTGAACAGGGAGAAGGCTCGTGACTTAACTTCTGAGAGGTAATACGGGAAGATAGTATCATCCATATCAGGAACTGCTACATCCGTCAGAGTAAACGTAGGGATCTTAATACCCAGTACCATTGTCTTGCTAGTCTGTAGCGTACTATCCACAGTCGAATCATACGAATCAAAGCAAAGATATCTATCATCGAATGAGGAATAAAAATCAGGCATCTTGTTATTCAGAATTGGAAGAGAGATACCTGAAGTAGGGTCAGTAACGATGATGACTTCAGTTGCAGTCGTATCCCTTGAAACAATTTTTTGAATGAACTCTTCTGGTTCGATATACTCGATGAGTTTATACTCAAGCTCCCCAACAGTATCTGATACGTTATATCTCAGTTCCTTGATCTCTGTAACAGAGTCAGCATCCATGTAATTAGGACGAGAGGAGTTAGACAGACCAGAAACTGTCATCAACTCTGTATGCTCTGGAAGATCAACAGTTGTGATTACATCGTAATAGACGCTCTTACAGATGTTGGCAATCTGGGTAGCCTCTACTGTATCAGAGATAGAGTTAACCTCATCAGAGTCTAGGTCATTCAGTACATCCTGAACAATCTCTAGCAATGTCATTTTAATTGTTGCCATTAGGATTCACTCCTGTTCATTATCGTGCCTTATGAACTCTGGAAGAAATTACACCAATGTTGATGATATTGGCTGTACCTGTATTTGTCCTGAGGTAGATTCTTGCCCCATGTGTAACCATGTTAGCTGTGATAGGGAATACTGAGGACTCTGTAATAAACTGACCAGCACCCTTAATAAGTGCCACAGTTGTTTCACCAAGGAGTGTGCTATATGTCGTACCATCAGAAGAACCATAAAGTTTCAGGTCCATTGTGGCAGGAGATCCAGTAATAGAGTAAACAGTAAAGGTAAAGGCAATTGCATGAAGATCCCCGGCTGAGACAAACTGAAGAGTCTCTGTAGACAGATTCATCAGAGCAGTTGTTGCTCCTGTAAGGGAGATCGGAAGCTGGGTGACATTTACGTTGGTATCAAAAGGGACCAGTACCTCAGTTGTACTGATTGCCAGAGCATTTGTACCTACATAGAGGGCATTAGAATACTGACCCCAGCCAGTACCCGGAGTCCTATTCACTGCTGTCCATGTACCAGAGCCAGAACCATTAGAGAGATAAACACCATTAGCAGCAGCCGTAGAGGCACCCTTAGGTTCATGCAGATTAGGATCAGAAAGAGTTGAATGCTGTACGTTAGCCAATTAAGTTATCCTTTAGATATGGGGTTAACACCCCGGATGGCCTATAGTCTTATTATACTGATTCCAAAAGAAAAGTCAAGGGGGACCTTAAGATCCCCCTCAACAAGAGCGTTAGTCTCTTTCGATGTAGTTGATGATAAGTCTAGCCTGACCAGCGGTAAACGTACCAACCTTAGTCGTGTAGACATATCCATCAATCGTGTTAGAGAACTTTGTGGCAACTCCAGAAGTAAAAATAACATTCGTTCCATCACACTGAACGACTTTGGTTGTAGCGTTAAAGCTTGCTGTTACACCAAGTGTTGCTGACAAAATAGCAGCAGCAGCAGCACTTGATCCATCCTTAGCGGCAAGACCAATCGAGATCGAAGTACCACCCGCCGCCGCTACCTTTGTAATAACAAAAGCGTTGACGATGAAGGCACCTGCCGGAATAAAGGCAGCATGGGAATCTGAAGCAGCAGTAATAGATGCTGCAACAAAATCCAGATCCAGTTCAAGTGTCTTAATTGCACCCATAGTGTTCAGACCAGCAGCAAGCTGGCCCGCCTCAGGGTTCTTAAAACGGACTTCAAGTCCGTCAGTGTTTGTCCAATCAGCCATTGTTATGTACTCCTATTAGACTGAGGGGTTCGACAGAACAACAACAAGGTTCTCAGGGCGATAGAGCTTGACACCGTAACGAGCGGTAGTCACAAACTCTGTGCGCTGGAAGTCCTTGTTATATTCTGTATCAACTTCAGGCATCTGTCTCCAAGCACCAATGAACGGAACAACCGAAGCATCAGCAGAGAAGAACAGGTTAGCCTTGTAGCCAGCGCGAGAAGCACTGGTAACACCATCACCCTCAACCAGCGTTTCCGAAGAAATCGTGGCAAGGCGCTGCGAGGTGTACACATCGAAGCCGTAAACGTTACGGACGAAGCGCATACCCGTAGCAATGCCCGAAGACACGATACCTTCAAACATCGGGTTATTCTGAACGCTTGTAAGGTTCGTCAGAGTCTCGATTGTGTAGGCCACAGACGGATCAACAATCGCAACACGGTTGTTGGCCGACACGTTAGCCAGATTCAGCGAAAGGTTGGCACGGGCAAAGTCAGCTAGTTCAACAATACCAGAGTTACCAGCAGCATAACGATGAAGACCACCGTTAATAGTATTGGTGTTACCAGCAGTCTGCTGAGACTGAAGACCAAGGATGGCCTCTTCGACATGCTCCATAATCGCACGCTCCTGCTCGGGCACGAAGCGCGAGACAAGCTCGTTCATGTAGAACATATCCTGTTCAGCCTTCTTCGTCACATACGTACCCGAAGAGAGGTACTCATTGATCTGGAAAGTGAACTGACCAGTGTCGAGAGGACGATACTTGATCGACTCATCTTCAACATAGTCATCAACATACGCCTGACCGATAGACGGGATCTTGAAAGTGTCGCCATCAGGAAAATCCTGAAGCCAACGAACATACGTCTGAGCCATAAGCTCATCACGAAGAATCTCCTTCAGCTCACGCGACCAAACCTCTGCGCGAGTAAGGAGAGAAACAGTACTAGCTGTCATACCTGACATTTTTAGTTCTCCTTATTATGATTAAGATTTGTAGAAACGATCCCCCAATCGAGTCCTATCCTGAAGCATCATATTCTGGACTTTAGAGGAATAATACAAACTCCGGTTATCCTTACGCAACTTCTGATAATAGTCAAAGTCACGGTCCTGAAGACCAGAATTAAAGTTTTCACTTCTGACTGAAGACTGAGGTGCTGTACCCGCTGTAGGCTTTTGAGCAGACACCCCAATCAACTGGAAAAACGCTGTAGGGGATTCAGCAGCAATCTCCTTAAGCTTGTCCAAGGACATACCAAGTTCCTGACTCTTCGTCTTAAGAATCTGAGTGGCCTTGTCACCGTACTTCTTTTCCATCTCATCACTGACAACAGTGAGATTCTGGGTAAGAGTC